CTGTCTAACACCAACCCTACGCATTATCAAAACGGCAGGAGGATCGTGTTTTTCAATTTTCTTTTTATCTTCCACAACAAAAGAAGGTAACTCATCTACTTCTAACACTTCAGGCTCAACTGATTCTTCCATTATTTCTGGTAATGGTTCTTCTTTAGTTGAAATAAAATCCTTAAGAGTTTTCACTTGTTTCGACTTCTACTTCTGGTTGTTCTTCTTGTTGATTCAACATACCTTGAGCAATCTCTTGTTTTTTAGCCTCAATATGTGCCATAACTCTATCTTGAATAGAAGAATATAATGCATCACGTAGTTCACTTCCTGAATCATTTTGTGCATAATCAATAATTGCTTTTGCTCTTTCACTGCTCATATTATTCTCCAAATTAAATTATTTATAGTATCTGTTTTAGTCTAGAAAATGTAGACTGTACAGATTCATCTTCTTGTTGCGGTTCAGGTGGTGTACCGCCTTGTTCTGGATCAGCCGCAACTTGTTGCATCATAGATTGTGCCGCAACTTGAGAAGTAACAGAAACTGGTAGACCAAGGCCCATTTCTTTTTCTTCGTCCATTTCTTCTTGCATTTTCTTAATCTCATCGTCATTCATACGCAATACATTACGTTGAATCCATGCTTGAGAATAATAACGACCAGTATATGGGTCAACTGCACCTAATAAACCTAGGCGTTCTTTCATCAATTCAGCTTCTTTTAATTCTGAGAAGTTATTGTCTTTGATGAAGTCATAATAAATGTGTTCTTTGAATTCGTTCCATTCATCTGCGGTACAAATACCTTTCAGTACACATTGAACACGAAGCGCTTGGTCAAAAATGTCTGCAAACTTATTACGTTGACGTTCAACAAACTTAGCAAATTTTAATTCGTCACGAGTAACTTCAGATGCACGACCAAGGGAGAATCCTTGATTTGGCTCTAAACGAGAAATAGGTACGTTTAAAGCCTTATATAATTTGCGTTCAAAATATTTAACGTCTTCTAACTCACCTAAGTTTTGTCCACCTGGTAGTGTAGTAATCTCTGTACCTTTACCACCTTCTCTACGTGGTAACCAGAAGTCTTCCATCATAGACAAAAACTTACGGTCATCTCTAACTTCACCTGTGTTTGCATCATATACAAGTTTGTTCTTGTACTTAACCATAATGTCACGCAAGTATTGTTCTGCCTTTAACTTAGGTAAATTACCTACGTCAATGTAAAAGATTCTACGTTCTGGTGCTCTTGAGATACGATAGATAACTGTCGCATCTTCAATCATTCGTAATTGGTTAAGAGGCTTAATAGCTTTGTGAAGATAAGAAAGAACGACAGCACGGCGAGAATCCATGAGACCGCTAACAACAGATATAATAGAATCTGTGGTAATACGAACACCAACAGGACCAAAACTAGAAGAAGAACCGGTAGTAACTTTATCATTGAAAATATAGTATTCGTTGATAACCATCATTGCATCTACACCGGTACGCTCATCTTTTTTCTTTTTGATTTCACGTACTTTGCGTAGTTTTCTTGGATCTATGTATCTTAATTCTTTGATACCTTCAATTGGATTATCACGGTCAATGATGATGTGATAGTACATACGACCATCAATATACCATCTACGGAAGATATCTTGTGCCATGTTGTTGTAATTTAACAAACGAACAATGGTACCAAATTCTGTTTTAATTGCGCTCTTGATTTTATCTGAGACTTTCAAATCGTCCATAACAATCTTAACAATCTTGCCGTCATCGTCTTGGCAAATTGCTTCGTTAACAATATCATCAATTGCTGACTCTATTTCTGGCTGCATAGCCATTTCACGGTATCGTGATATTAATTCTACTTCGTTTTTTGCAGTACCATCTAAGTCAACATATGTGCCATAGTAAGCTGCAGATGTAATTGTTAATGCACCGTCATCATTTGCAGGCGGCGAAAACGATTGTGCCACGAGAGCATCGTCTTCCGATTTCTTTCGTGATATCGTAAAGCCAAAAAGAGAGAATTTGTTATCTGCCATAGTATTTAATTTTCAATTCAAAAAAACATAAAAGAAGGACCAAACGGTCCTTCTTATATAGTGTAATAATATTAACTTGTTGTATCTGATTCCCAGTATTGATATGCGAATGTTACTGAATATTCTTCAATAGAATCGTTAGTACCCCAATCTAAATCGATTGGAGCAATATCAACTGGAAATAATCCAACAAAATTATACTGTTTCAATACATCGCCTGCTTTACCAAACTGTGTCACTAAAGCATCAGATGTGTAACCCAATTGACCAACTGCACTTGAATCACGCAAGTTTTGTTGGTGTGCATTGATACCGTTCATCCATTCTTCTAGTGCTGCACGGATGTTAAAGTCCTCATCGTTAACAATTTGCAATGTCCAGTCTGCAAATGTTCTGTTACCAGCAAACTTCAACTCACGACCAAAGTAATACATTGGTACTGTACCTACTGTTGAACCTGGTAGTTGAGCTGCTTTAGCAAAGAATTGAACTTGTTGTCCTGCAACCGCACCGTCAGGTGCAATGTTGCCAGGGAATGCTAATTGTACATTGAATAGATTTGGACGAGCACCGTCTCCTGTTAGTGCCCCTCTAAAATCGTTTACATTAAAAGCCATTTTTTATCTCCTTGTGTCGTTGTTATTTATTAGAACTTGCCAACAACTGTTGAGAAGTCAACACCAGTAGCAACGGCAACAAAGTTCAACTGGATATAGTTGATAGAACGAGCAGGTTTAATGTAGATATCACCAACGAATTGGTTGTTATCGATTACATAACCTGTGTTGTTTGTTGTATCGCAAACTACTTTAAAGTCTGTAATACCACGGCGACCTTGTACGTCACGCAAGAATGGAGTTACTAGAGCAACAAACTGAGCACGAGTGAATGTATCGTTCAATTCGAATAGTGAGTATTGTGCAGCTTTAGAAATTGCTTTCTCAAGCACAATAAACAAACGGCGAACGTTGATACGGTCAAACGCAGATGGTTTTGCTTGCAATGTCTTATCACCAAACAATACTGTACCATTGCCAGGGAATGTAACAACTGGATTCACACCGTTAGTGTATAGAATATCTCTATATGTCTTAGATGGATTCCATGCTAATTTAACAGCATTCTTAATTTGACCACGGTTGAAGCCTGCTGGAGAGAACCATGGGTCTCTTACTTGGTCTGTGTGTACGCATAGACCAGCAATATCACCATTCAATGGGATCCAACGATAAGTTTGATTGTACTTGTCGTACATATATTTCCAACCAGAATCAACAACTGCATAAGATGTTGAACGAGCAAGTTGGCCTAACCATGTTAGAATGTTTGCAGATTCGTTACCTGCTTGGTTAACAACAGCAGATTGTGGTGGAGATAAGAACGCCACGCAATCTAGACGGTTATTAACAATGTTGTCAATAACATATTGTTGTACTGTTACGTCTTCAGCAGCAGTTAACACCAATGAAATGTCAGTAGTTTCTTTGTTAGCAAATAGACCCCAACCTGTTTCTAATGGTGCATCTGTACCAGAATCGTCATTACCTAATGTTAATGCAATTGTAGTATTACCTAATGCTGAATTACCAATTCTTGCAAATGTTGTGCCGTAAGCTGTCTTACCCCATGTATTATGAGTGTTAGTATAGTCAACTGGATCAACAGCATGAATGTACTTAGAGTTATTGTATATAACTTGTTTCCAATAGTTAGAAGCACCGTTAACCGCAGCATCAGATGCTTTAGATAGGAACGGATATGTTTCTAGAATTGTACCTTTGATACCTGTGAATAGACCACCTGCATCAGAAACAACAATGTGGAACTCATCGTTTGCACCAGATTGTGAAGCTGCATATGCAGAAGTACCTGGTTGTCCGTTTACAACTGAACTCCAGTAACGAGTTGTAGCACCTGAAGTGAATGTTGCATTTGCAAAGTTAGCTGCACTAGCTGAATCATAAACGTCAACTTGAATTGAGTTACCAATAACACCTGGATATCTTGCCATAAAAGAACCGTATGTGTTACCATCACCAGATGCAACATATCCTAATGCTTGGAATACATCTTCGTTAGCAATTTGTACAGGTGTAGCTAATGAGTTAGCAATAGCATTGTTTGCATTTGAACCTACTGTACGAACAACACGCAAGTCATTACCATAAGCTAAGAAACTTGCAGCTGTAAAGAACACAACAGCAGAGTTAGAATCTGGACCTTGACCGCCAGTAAATCTGTTTACTAATGAAATTTCATCAGGAACTACTGTAATTTTTTGAGCAGGACCCCATAGAAAGTAACCTGCAATAGCACCGGTGGAACTAGAAACTGAAGGGACAATTGTTGTTAAATCGACTTCGGTTACATTTACACCTGGAGATAATTGAATCGCCATTTAAATTCTCCTTGAATTATTTACGTTTTTTGGCAGTTTAATACCATAAAGATATTTATGAAAGGCCAATTTTACACTACCTACGCCAGAAATTTGCATGATAAACTGCGTAAGGTTGATTAGAATCCGCTTTCTCCCATAAATCTCCACCTTCCATCATAAATTCATGCTCTGTTATTCCGTTATCCATAACAGGAGCAGGCGGTGTTAATTCGTCAAATTGATTCATATTTTCTAATTGAATCTGTTTTCTCAAATCGTGGTTAACAATCTCTCTAAAATATTTTTGAGTTGTTAGCCATGAAAACATTACTAGACCCATTACTAAGTCATCATTTGCATCATCTTCAGCTGCAAATGAGTTCTTACTTGCCACAAAAGTGGTAAGTTCAGAGTAAGTATCAAAGTCATTGATTAAAAGTTTATCTCCTTCAATCAAAGCCTTTAAGTTTGAACAACCAATTCGTTTTACTTGAGGTGACATTTTCAAACCTAATTGAACACCTCTTGCAAAACCAGCACTTAGTTGTTGTGGTTTTTTGTTTCCTGTAAATACTTTCCACAGATTTTCGTATTCTAAATCGTTGTGTAGAATATCGGCAATCTGCTGAGTATTATTTATTTCCACTAAAATGTACGCATCATTGTACAATTTTGCAGCATTATAGATGACTGTTGGAAATAAAATTGGTGAAATAGATGATGATTTATATGTGGCAACTTGTTTGTAAGGCGTTTCTGAAATATCAATAACAGAAAATGCCGATGAATCTAGGCCTTTACCTTCTGATGGATCAACCACGATTGCATACAAATGGTCTTTGACATTCTTTTCACCATCTTCTTTAACTGGTGCCTCATAAATTTTCATCTTATCATGTTCAGTAATTGGCGTTTTATATGAAAGTTGTTGTAACTTACCGCCAGAAACCAATGTATTAGATGAACCTAAAAACTCAGTTTCAAATTCTTGTTGGAACTGGCGTTCAGATGTGTTACGAATTGTTTCTTCACGCCATGCTTGGTCACGACCAGGTACTTGTGACCAATGAATTTCAAATGGTACATAACTGCTTCGTTTTTCAACTGCATCTTGCCACATCTTGTAGAATAGATTCATACCATTAGGTGTAGACACCATTAGAATCTTAGTGTTTGTACCAGAAGTAATAACTGGATAAACAGATGTGATAAAGTCGTATGCAATATTAGATGGTACGAAAGCAAACTCATCTAAGAATACAATGTTGTATGCACCAGAACGAGCGGCTGAACTTGATGTTGAATTAGAAATAATAACTGATTTGTTTTCTAATTCAATACGACCTTTATTCCATTCAACCACACCTTGTTGCATCCATGTAGGAATACTTTCATATGCAAGTTGTAGTTTACCTAGAATATCGTTTGCAGTTTTACCTTTGTTAGCAAGAATAGCAATATTTTGTGCAGATTTAAATAGAACTGTCCAAAGAAGATATGTAATAGCAGTAGTAGTTTTACCAACCTGACGGGGACATTTAA